CAACATCTTCTTCAAGAATAATGCCACTTTTACCGCTATCAACAATTTTTTGCCAAACTCTTAAATGACTTACTGCACAGGCAAATTCACCTTTTAAAATATGTCTTTTATGTAATGGGTCAATCCATGAGCTATTAGGTTTGCATTGAGAATTTACAATTGCCTGTCGCCATGTATATTTTCTCCCATCAAATGCATCACCATTTAAAGATATTTGATGAATTATTGACATTTTTTATTAAAAAATATCGAATATATTAGGGTACAAATTCTACCCATTCTTCATTTTCCTCATCCCACAGAAATATTTTATCTCCATCAACAGGTATGGGTTGGGGTGCTTCCCACGTATAAGTTTCAGTATTTAAGACCCACCCTTTAAATGTAGGTTCACTGTAAAACGCATCATTCTCTTTATCATAGTTTCCTCCAGTAGATGCAAAATTCATTCTCAAAGGTGTTCCACCTAAAACATGAATTCCCCCGTGAGTGTTGTAGGATGTTTTTATCCACTCACCAGCACTGTCATCCACAAAGTTATCAAAGAAATCTGCTTCAGCTACTATAACTTTTAGAACTTTACCTTCTAATACTTTTGCATAGTGTCCCATTTTTTTTCCTATCCGTCGTAAACAAATGAACCTGATGATGTAAATGTATGATACTGGTAGCCCCCAGATGATGTTATTGTTCCTCCAGTTGCTTGAGCAGAGCTTGCTTGATACTTAATTATTACTACTCCACTACCACCAGTATTGCCCGTATTGAAATTATTATAACTATTAGCACCGCCGCCGCCACCTAAATATGCAGTGCCAGCAATTCCTGTAGCACCAGCCTGACCGCCGCCGCCGCCGCCGCCAGAACCGCCAGAAGTGTATCCACTACCAACCCATATACCTCCACCACCGCCACCAGCGTAAATTGTATTATTTCCTGACCAAGTAACACCAGCACCGCCAGCCGCACCATATCGACCACCAGCCGCTGTAGCACCGCCGCCAGCACCGCCATAATAAACTGGGTGTCCACCATCACCTTGCGCTCCAGCATTACCTTGTCCAGTTGTTCCAGCACCACCAGCACCACTGTAGTTAGTACCTCCGCCACCAGAACCACCAGCCGCACCAGCCGCACTATTATTAAAGCCGTTTGCGCCTTTACCGCCACCTATTGCGGTACTAGCAAAGAAAAAACTATTAGCACCATTAGAACTACTACCGCCAGCTCCTACTGTTACTGTGTAAGTATTTGGAGATAACTCTTCACCTGTGAGAATTATATATCCACCAGCACCGCCGCCGCCACCGATATGAGTACCACCAGCACCGCCGCCAGCAACAATTATAGCATCAATAGTTAATTTAGGTGCAGTTGGAAATGTATACCATGCCCCATTATCCCTTCTATAACTAGCGTTTGTAACTGTGTTGTAATACATCATGCCATTTTGAGGATTAGAAGGCGCACTAGACAAGTTAGCTAATCTTATTGTGCTATTAAGTGTTACAGCACCTGTAAAAGTACCGCCCCCGAAAGGATTACCACTTGAACCTGTGTTACCAAGTTCACCTTTTTGTCCTTTAGAGCCTGTAGAACCAGTGCTTCCTGTAGAGCCTGTTGAACCAGTATTGCCTGTTTGCCCCTTTTGGCCTTTCTGACCTTTCTGACCCTTTTGCCCAGTTGAGCCAGTATTACCTGTAGAGCCTGTGTTACCAGTATTTCCTGTTTGGCCTTTTTGACCTTTCTGACCAGTGCTTCCTGTTGAACCTGTAGAGCCTGTAGAGCCTGTTGAACCAGTTTGCCCTTTCTGGCCTTTAGCACCAGTACCGCCTGTACTACCTGTAGAACCTGTCTGTCCTTTTTGTCCTTTAGAACCATTCGAACCAGATGAACCAGTTGCTCCGACTTCGCCTTTTTGACCCTTACTACCAGTAGAGCCAGTATTTCCATCCTCACCTTTTTGCCCCTTAGAACCTGTAGCGCCAACGCCGCCAGTGCTACCTGTTGCCCCAGTATTTCCAGTAAGCCCCTGTATGCCCTGATTACCCTGTATGCCTTGTTCACCCTTCTGGCCTTTAGAACCGCCAGCACCAGTGCTTCCTGTAGCTCCTGTTTGGCCTTTTTGACCTTTAGCTCCTGTAGACCCAGTGCTTCCTGTTGCGCCAACTTCACCTTTCTGGCCTTTTGAACCTGTCGAGCCGCCAGCACCAGTTGCACCAATCTCGCCTTTCTGACCCTTTGAACCAGTAGCTCCAGTGTTGCCTGTGACACCCACTTCGCCCTTCTGACCTTTTTGACCAGCTTCGCCTTTTTGTCCCTTAGAGCCAGTTCCACCAGCGCTACCAGTTACACCGACCTCGCCCTTTTGGCCTTTTGCCCCTGTACTACCAGTATTACCAGTGACACCAACTTCGCCTTTTTGACCTTTTGCGCCATTACTACCTGTAGCGCCTTGAATACCTTGGATACCCTGTGAGCCTGTAGTTCCTGTTTGACCCTTCTGGCCTTTAGTTCCTTGCAGTGCGGCGCTTGTAATGGTTGCTTTGCGCCATGTACTAGCGCTTCCATCATAAACTGGGATTAAATCTGTTGATGCAATTGTAGTTTCTGTGACTAAATTTGATAAAATAGCAGTAACATTGGCATTATCCGTAACATCAGCATTTGTTTCTACTGTATCAAGCTTTGTTCCGTCTGCGGATACATCGCGTCCATCTACATTTACAACATTTACTACGTTTCGGCTGTCATCAATTACGACTGTGCCATTAATTTTTACTGCCATCTTCGTGTCCCCACTATTAGCTTAGAATGTTTCGTCCGTTAGAACGTCATTTGCAACTGCAATAGTTCCTGTATCATCGACAGTCATCTTGACTGTACCGCTATGAGCAAAAGATAATTTACCATTTGCATCTTCTGTTATTGTCCAATCCCCAAGGGCTACTGAGCCACTTGCAACTACATTACCTGTTACTGAAATTCCGCTTGATGTTGTGGCTAGTTTTTGTGAGCTGTCATAAGATAAACCAACTGCTCCATCAGCGTTAGCAGTTATCATATTTTCTGAAGCATCTGCTTTTTTTACAACAAAGGAACTACTAGCTAATATTCTTAAATCTCCAGCACCTTGGTCAGAAATATAAGAGTGACTGCCATCATGGTAAATCTGTAAGTCATCTCCATTACCCCATGTACTCTTAACATTATCAGCCGCATCAACCTTAGAAGATGAACCAGTAGCGTTTCCTGTGACATTTCCTGTCAAATTCCCAGTAACATTTCCTGTTAAGCTACCTATAAAATCGCCAGCTTTTAGTGTTCCGTATTCGAATGAGGCGTGTGTTGGGTCAATAACACCGCTTGGCTCTGGTGAATATTCGTCAAATAATGTCCAATAATTAGTAGAAACATCATAATAAAAGCCAACATGGGTATATCCTACTCCAGATGTTCCTGTATTTCTATTTGATGCAATTCCTGTATCAACATTTACAGGTGATGCTGTACCAGACCAAACGTCATTTAATGTATGGCCTCTAGTCGCATTGAACTTAACACTTATATTATCTGCTAAAGCTTGATCATTGCCTGTTATTTCAATCTCTGCGGATTGTGTGGTAAAATTATCTGTAGACCATCTAAAGAAATCTTCATCACCGCCAGTATGTAGGGTAGTAATTTTAACCTTAAAGGTCTTATTCGATGCTGTGCCTTTATAATGCCCAGTAAAGATAGCATCATCTAGCCCAGAACCAGTAAAAGTTGTACCACTTTCAGCAATAGTATCTCCAGAATTGAAGTAATTAAAAGCTCCAGTTAAGTTTATATTATTACTATTTGTTATGGTTTGTGTACCATTTACAGTTAAATCGCCATCAACAGTAACATCAGCATCAAAATGCGTGTTTCCTGTTACTCTTAATACTTCAAATGCATGATGCTCTATTTCAACATAAACGCATCCAGTGCTTGATGAAGAAACTAAGCATAATCCAACATCTGTCGCAAAATAAGGATAAGATGGTGCATCAACTTGTAATGTTCCAGCCGAAGCTCCAACGTGTATTCTTTCCCCAGCAGTCAGAGTAGATGTATCAAAGAAAACAATACCACCAGTTACAACAAATCCTGTTGAATTATTAGCTATAGCTGTAGGCAAAATACCAACCGCATAACTTACTGCAAGAGTTCCAGACGCACTTGCTGGTGCAATCGTAGGTATAGCATTGTTTTCACCAGTTAAATATACTGGTGTACCAGCCGCAATAGTTGAGCCAGTTTCATTATATACTCGCAATAGACTATCTTGCCCTGTGTGGACTGTCATTGTGCTATCGCTGTTGTAATATGCTAAACTATCTCTTGTTTGATCATAAAAAACACGACCTTCGGTATGTGAAGGCGCTGATGATGCTGTTTTTAAGTCAAAATATTCATCAAATTGTGTGCCAGTTACATTTCCAGCCGCATCAAGATAGTTTGCTTTTGATGATGGTTGTGTGACAAAGATTAACTTTTCGCCAGCAGTCCAATTTACTGCATTATTACTATTCGATGATGATAAAATAGTTGTTCTAGCAAGTGTTGTGCCAGATGCAGTGTAAGTGCCGATACCAACTTCCCAATATGTTCCATCGGTAGCGGCGTAATATGTTGTATTCCCATCTCCAATGACTGAGAAGGTTTGATGCCCTGCCTCTGCGCCAGCTAAAGTATATGTGCCAGTTCCTGTTGTAGTTGAACTTTCTTTAACACGATCTTTTATTACAAGCGCCATTGGGCAATACTCCTAAGTTAAATTAAGCTGGGTCAGGAATACCAATATCAAATGTTGCTAATGTAAATGTGTTTCCACTTGTAACTGATTGAGAAGCTGTTAATGCGGCTGTAGCAAGCAATCTTGAATTTGCAGTATCCACAATTGCATAATGTGTAGCTGTTCCAGTTCCAGTAATTGAACCATCAGAAATTGCGGCTACAGTAACTTTTCTACCACCGCCAGTACGATCTGAAGGTGCGGCGATTGATAAAGATGTTGAATTTCCTAGAGCATAAGTTGAATTTGCATTCGTAAATGTGGTTGCTTCTTGTGATGTAACTAAAATTTTATTAGCTTCTGTATCAAGAACTGATAGGCCATTATCAAAGACCCGATCTCCAAGTGTTGCCATGACGCTGGCCTCCTATTAAGTGTTATTATGATTTTGGATAATACAATACTTTTATTATAAATGAAAGGTAATATAAATCCTATGTGATTAGTATGCTACGTTTGAAACTGGTCCTGTTATTAAATACTGTTGTTGAAAGGTCGCTACCCCATTATCAAAGCCTGTTCTCGTGTGTTGAGTTCTAAAATAATCATTGCCAGAGAAATATATTAAAGTACCATGAGTGCTACCGCTATTAAATCCAATTGGGTCATAATTTATTTGCAAAACTTGCGTATTACCATTGGTTATATTAATACTACCAGACGATATTGTTTGATTGCCCCCTGTACCTCTAACTAATTCAAATAAATAGTTGTAATAATGGTTTCCGCCTGTAGTTGAGGGACGTGTACTGGAATTCTGAAATCCCTTAACCCTGTAATATCCTTTAGGTAAAGTAATAGCGGCGGTTTCAGAAGCATACGTTCCGTTATAGTTAATATTACTATCTACTTTAACTTTAAGAACTTGTTTTTCTAAAAAATCAACTAATTGATATGAAGTTGTGCCTCCTAATGGAGATGCATAAGCAACTGCGCCTTGCGCCCCTGTTCCCCCAGTATAATTAAATTCTGTACTACCAGCACCACCAGCACCAATAGTAGTAATTATAAAAATATCTCCTGTATATGCTGATGTATCTATTGTTCGAGATACCGCTTGACCAGCAAAGCCGCCTTCACCAGCACCACCAGAACTATCACCAATACTGCTATCATCACCGCCAGCACCACCGCCGCCAGCACCCCAACTACCAGTTGGAGGCGTTCCACCACCAGCCTTTTCGCCTCCGCCGCCGCCGCCAACGCCAAATTGCCCTGACTGTCCATTGTGGGGGCTACTCCAGTATATTGAAGCGCTTGAACCGCCAGAGCCGCCTGTTGCGGTTATAGTGGCTATTACAGTACCAGTTGCAGAGCCAGCGCGTATTACTGCTGTTGTGCTTCCACCAGAGCTACCACCACTCCCACCATAATATCCGTCATCTTTACCAGCACCACCGCCGCCGCCAGCACCATATACTGTTATATCAACTTCATCTGTAGAACCAATATTAGTTGTTGTGCTGGTTGTGATAACTGATGTACCGCCAGAAATACTTCCGCCATCCAAGAAAGTTGGATTGAATAACTTCATTGGAGTTTGTTGTTGGTGTATAATTCCAGATAATTTGTTATTTACAACTGATGTATGACTAACCTCAAATCCTTTTGAGCCGCCACCTAAATCAGTTCTTGCTATTAAAAATCCATCTACATCATATGCTGATTGTGCTGTTCGTCCCCCAATAAAGCCAGCACCGCCAGCCTGTAATTGTAAAACATCTTCAACTGTAACATTGCCTAAATTTGCAGAAATTGCGCTTAATTTGTCTACATCTAATGCATTTGCATCTATTGAGCCGCCAACAATAAGATTTCCATCTATAACTTCTGCCTGATATGCCCATGTACTACCATTATAGAGCCATACTCTTTGCTCTTGTGTAGAGCTATCGGTAAATCTTGCCTGATCTTTATTAACTGGATTTGCTACATTTGCAGTAAATAAAGTATTAATTGCTGATGATGATGCTGTAATTGCTGGCATATCGTTAGTTGCTAGATTTATAGTCCAAATACCAGCACCCCTTGCACCAGCTGGACCAGCATTATCGGCTTCTGTGGTGGCTGATCTTGTGCTTGAGTATGATGAAGCTACTCCAGATGTATTAACCGCCCTTATTTTGTAAACATAAGAAGTGCTATTTGCCCTACCACTATCAGTAAATGTTGTTCCAGAGCTTCTGCCTATAACTGTTGTTGTCGTATTAACAACTCTTGCAATCTCAACATAATCAAGGTCAGCATTAGTTGGATTTACCCAATCCAAAAAGACCTGTTTATATCCACCTGTAGCTGTAAATGACGAGAAAGTTGGGACAGATGGGGCTGTTGTGACCCCTGTTACATTCGATATAGTCCCTGTTTTATAAGAAGTTGATGTATTACCACGACTTGTAACAGCTCGAACACGCACATCATAATTTTTTCCAATAATAGCTGGCTCAATCAAGAATGTTGTATCTCTAACAGTGGTTTCTGTATAATTTGTTGCTGTTGAGGTTTTATATCCAAATTCATAATGTGTAACTTGACCATTTGAAGGTGCTGTCCAAGAACAAGCTATATTATTTACAACAGTACCATCAGGCTGTGTGCTTGCAGTTCCAGCGCTTAGATTAAGTGTAGATATGACTAATCCATCGAAAATATTGTCTAAGCTTGTATTATTTGAGACAATTTGTTGATATTCATCAGAAGATATAGACCAATTATAAGCTGTAGAAGATGTTTCTTGTAAACTTACCTGTACTTCAATAGGCGAACCATCGCCGCCAGTTGATCTCCATGATTTAACTGCGAAAATTTTATTAGTCCAACTATATCTGTCCATTGTGACTTTTATAGTGTCGCCTACCTGTAACTGATATGCTTTAGCCCCAAGACTAAGATTCATGACGATTTGCTCACGACTTGTATATAATACTTGTTTAGCAAGCCTTTGTGCTGTTGCTGAACTTGTAACTAGGGGCAACGGCAAGTCTACAATGCTTTCAACATTATTATCTTCCGTCATATCTTCAAGTTGCTGTTCTGGATAATCGTCAGCTATCCATCTATTGTCTTTATCAATGAAAGTACCACGAACTGTATTTACTAAATCTCTGCGTGAAAATCTTGTCTGTATGCTTATAGCGCTTCGAACATCATCAAGTGTAAATGCATCAGTAATTGTAGGTGGATGATATGCTCCAGCTACTAGCCTAAATTTACCCTGCGCCCAGAATAAAGTTCCATTCATACATTTTGATATATCATTTAAGTTTTGTTTTTTGCTTTTTCCTGTAGAAATAGACCCATTTACTTCAAAAGTATTATCTTCTGAACCAGAAACACCAACGCTTGCACAATCATCTGCGGCTATACCGATCATATCATCATCAATTTGGCTGGTATCTGTTGCAACACCCTGAGAGCTAACGAGATAATCCCTCATAACTAAAGCCGCGTTAGGAGAATATGTCCATGTAGCGTCATCATCTTTTCTTTGAGTAGATTGCCCTAAAGAACTATTATAGGCGCTACTGGTGCTATCTTTGCGTGGGTCATAGACCTTTTTGCCCTTAACAACGGCTGTAATTAAAGGCATTCCACTTTGAAATACATTTTGATCATATTCTAATCGCACATACAGACAAGCAACACCCCTGCCTTTAAATTGGTTTGTATAATTTGTTGGTGGATTGCTTTGGCCTACCAAAGTGCTATAAATATTTTGAGTTGAGCTACCAGTAAATTTTCTAATTAGAATTTTTGAATTCCAACCCTGTGAAACAACTTTATTATCACTATTTATTGTAGCGATTTCATCATTGATATAAATATCGCCAATTTCTTCGACTTCATGCATAGCAAGAGTTATGAAGTAATGATAAAATTTTCCATTACCTGTAGTTTCGTGGTAAGTTTTAGTTCCGCCTTTTCTTATTTGCCCATATACAATATCAGCATCAGCTATACTATCTATCGTTGTGCCAAGATTGTTTTTTGTGTCTGGTATATTTGGCTTTGGTGTAAGGGCTGATGTAACCGCCATCGAAACACCAACATATACTACTGTTGCAATAACTGTTTGTGTAGCAGTAAGAGTCCCTGGACCAAATAAAATAGTACCTGTTGTTGCAACCATTAGATTAACCTTTTCGAATAAACATTCTCAATATGCTGAAACCCAAGTCTTTGTAGCAATATATCAAATGGCTTATGTATCTTTGTATTCATAAATAACACAGAAACACCATCTTGCACCAGACATTCCATCGAAAACTTTATGAGCTTAGATGCTGTAAAACCTTTTCTATGATCTGGATGTAAAAAAATAACATCATTTGTAGCATATATATGATCTTGATAATGCAATGATTTGGTAACTAAAACTGCAAAATAACCAACAATTTTACCTTCATCGCGTGCTGTAAATATTTTTAATATGCCATGCTTCTCTGCATCTTCATACTGTTCTATGCTGGGATTTAATTTTATGAAGTCTTTATTTAATGCGATTTCTTCATAGTGCATATTTAAAAGTTCTTTTGCTTCACCATAACAATCGGAGAAAAACTCCTGTTGAAACAGCATTACTTTGGTCCCCATTCTATTGACTGATCTTGTAAATCAGAAACATAGCTAAAGTATGTATCATTAGAGTATAAAGTTTTATGGTTTTCTTGAGTGTATCTAAATGGATTTACACGCTCTAAGTCTATAAGCCTATTTTCTACAGTAAGTGTTATTGTTGATGTTTCTGGGCTATCATCAATGGTCATTGTGTCCATATATCCAGTAAATACTTCAATTAGGTTTGAATTTCCTTCTACACCAAAATAAACCTTACAATCCCTGCCAGAATATTCATGTGATAAAGCCGATAATAAAAGATTAGATGGAACTCCAGTAAGGCTAAGAGTTAAACCACTTGCTTTAAGTTCTGCGGCCTCTTCAAGATTTCCTATACTAAGCAAATTACCAGCGCCTAAATATGTATTTCCATTTGCGCTTTTTTCCCCAACACCTGTCCAGAGATACAATGGTGCGGCGACATTACCAGAACCATTGAAAAAATTTAAATCTATTGCATAAAATGGAGAAAATTCACCACTTTCTAATGCTGTAATTAAGGATGTTGGAATATCTCTAGGCATTATAGTGCCTCCGAACAGGAAAAGGTTATGCCATAATTGCTTAATTCATTGGCATTCCATGTTAATTCATTGCTATCCATTCGGAACAAGCCTTGTGCTGATGCAAAAGTAACAGTTGTTCCTGTAGTAATTGCGTCTTTTAATGGTGGTTGAATAGTAACAGCACCATTTCCAGTATTATCATCAACGACCATATGTAACCTTGAATTAGCGCCTGTACCAAATTGCAAATAACTGCCTTTATTTAGCTTTTTTCCTGACCCAATAGTCAAAGAAACGCTTGTAGCTCCTATAGCCGCGCTTGATGTAACACTTATAGAAGTTGGCGCATTTCCACCAAGAACTGTTTTTGCATCTGGGTCGCCTAATAAGAACGTATTAGCCTTACCTTCTAACTGCATAAAGAAAGATTGCCATTGTGAAGCGTCAGAGCGCTTCATTGGTGGTAGAGAAAGCGTTGCATACCATTGAGCCTTGGCATACTTCTGAACCTGTGTTGCGCCTGTGAAGGGGCTTTGTGAAACAGCTACAGTTCTTCTTATACCCCAATCAGATGTGGTAAACGCTGGACTTGTTGGCATTGCTATTACTGTCATAAATCACCCGAATGCTTGACCGAATGCACCGCCGCGCCGTTTAGCATCGACGACAGCGTTCATTGTGTCTTGTTTAAATCTAGGCAGTAATGAAATCATTTCAGCCCTTACTGTTTGCGCTACGCCTGATTGCACGTTGATTGTCTGATTGACAACTGTGCCACCACCGCGCCCCATTGCGTTTTTAGTGTTGTGGTTATTCATAATAGTACCAGCCGAACTAGGAACAATTAACTCTGGTCCACGCTCTCCAACTAAATATGGATTTCCACTTTGCAATGCACCGCCACCAGCCTTCCCTCCTGTTGCTTGTGCGCCCACAGCCGAAAATGCTGTTCCAATAGGTCCACCTATTGCAGTACCAATACCCCCGAATAAACCACCTATTAATGGCTTAATTACTTGTGCTTTGAGTGCATCAGCAATCATTTGCCTTACCATATCTTTGAACATATCTTTCATAGTGCCAAAGTTAATCTTACCATTCATTACCATTTCAGTAAGGCTATCTGACAATTTATCAAAAGTTGTTTGTATCCTGTCTTGCATTTGAACAAATGCTGGGTCTAGCTCTAATGCTTTTTGTTTCAATAGCTCTAAAGCTTCTGCTAATTCTGTATCAGTTATAGCGCCGAAACTGTTTGCTTCTGTTAAATCACGCCTAAGTTGCAATAATTTTTCTTGCTCTGTAACCATACCAGCTACAAAATTTGTGCCTGATTGTATTGCATCGTTTTGTTGCTTTTGTAACTCATTGTAATTTTCTTGTGAAATTTCAGCATCTACCATTGCCATAGTTAGGTCATGTAAATTTTTTGGTGCCATTTCATCAAATTGTTGTTTCAATCTATGATGTATTAACGCCGCACGTTGATGCCTTATTTCTTTGCTATTATTACCCATTCTAGCGCTATGCAGTGCGCCTTCTAAATCAGCTTGTCTATTTGTAAGTTCAAGCAATGCTTTAGCACTTGCGGTTTGTTTACCACGCTCTGTATCTTCAAAAGCTACATCTGGATTTTCGAATATGTGTGGCGCATTGTTTGGGAAGTTTTGCGTAAAAGGATTTTCAAAAATATGTGGTGGATTATTCGGAAATGAGCCTGTTTCAATTCTTAGATCATGTATTGCTTTTTTTAATTCTTCAATTCTCTTTTTTTGATCTTCAACAAAATTTGGCAATAAAAGGTCTGGGTTTGAGATTGTAGCTGGTCCAAGCATTGGGTGCGTGGGCATTACCGTTAATGTTTTACCAGTTTTTTCTTCATAATCTTTTAATTGCTTTGTTGTTTTTTCTAATTGTTCTTCTAATTCTTTAAGCTCTGTAATTCTCCTAGATACGGCTGTCTCTGGTTCTTCATCAATAAGACCCATTTGTATTAAGAATTCTTTAGCCGCCTCCGCGCCTTCCGCAAGGGCATGAACAATTGCAGTAGCCATTGGTAATACATTGCCCATAATCCCAGCCGCTAGTTCTTTTAGCGCCGACATCAATCTTTTTGATTGGTTTGCAAAGCTTCCAGCAGTACGAGCCGCATCGTTATGTGCATCAGCTACACCAGAAGTTATAAGATTTAATCTTGCTTGTACTTTTTGTGCATTTGTAGCGGCTTTTGCTCCACCCTGTACGCCCATATTCAATAGTTCTTGGTTAAGAGTTGCCTCTGTAATTACAACACCAAACCTACGAACAGTTTCATGATTACCCACTAAGGCACTTTTGAAAGCTTCCATAGTTTGTGTATCACTAGCATTGTTAAAAGATGCTGTATCTACTGCTAGTTTTGTCAATTCAACTGATAGTTTAGAAGCCTCTCCACGAGCAAATCCCATAGGTACAAAGGTATCTTGCACGCTAGAGGCCATTTCCTCTAGTTCAAAACTAGAACGCCCGACAGCATCACCAAATTCAGTTAATTCTTTTACTACATTCTTTCTAAAATTACCGAAAACAACTTTAGACTTACCCTGCATTTCTTCAATATCAGAACTAAGACTAATTAAAGCGCTACCAGCACGCGCGCCTTGCCTTACGATTATAGCCGCAACACCGACTTTCATCGCTGTACCCATTTTCTTAAATGAGCTTGACATTTTGTTTGTTGATTTACTTACATCAGCCTCAAGACGCTTTAATCCGCGCCTCATATCTTTCATGTCGGCTTCTATTCGTACTACAAGGGTATCTACTGTTGTTGCCATTAGTCGGGATTAAGCTCCATTAATTCATCGAGTTCACTCTTACTTAGAGCCGACGGTTGCCCTCCTGAGTGAAACTCTGCAAATCCTTCAAGCGCACAATTAAATTCATACATACTCATGTCCCAAAAATCGTTTTTAGACATTTGCATTTTTCCAAGGGCAATATTTAAATAATTATCCCAAGGGAATTCTTCAACTGCTACGCCGCCGCCTCCTTTTCGTTTCCCGATTGCTGTCCACCATTCAATGCTACAGATAATATGTCACCGACAGCTTTCATGCCCTCGGCTAACCCTGCATCCCAAACAGCACTTTGCACATCTTTGATTTGTATATCATTCCCACCAGCTCTAATTATGGGTAATAATACATTGCATATTTCTACTGTGGTCATATCGCCATCAGAAAGTTTATTTAATACCTTAACAATTCCACAATTACAGGCGCTTTCTATTCTAGCTATCCCGTCCATTGTCACTCTTGCTTTGTACTTTTGCTGACCCAGATTTATCTCCAGCTCGCCGCGTTTTGGGTTTGTCATTCTTGACCTCCTTTATTTTAATTGTAAGCGTTTCGCCCCTACCATGTAGATCAGATACTTCTTCTGCTACATATGTCACCCCATCGGCCTTGAAGCTGTCACCAACCTCAAGACCTGATGCATAGGGTGCGGAGAAAAACATATTTTGACAGTGACCTGAATAAGTAACACCGTCAATTTCGATATTCGTATTAATCCAAGCCATTGTCTATTCCTTATACTGTTGCGAAGGTTGTTGCTCCAGAACTCTCTAAAGAGACTGAATAAGTTACTTCACCATTATATTCACCTGCATACTCAAGAGTTGTAACAATAAACTTACCTGTGTATGTTCCAAAGTCAGGAATAATTATTTGAAAGTTTGGTATGCTAGAGCCGCCAAATGCAGTTCTTAGAGTTGCCTCAGAAGCCGCGTCTGTGAAAACACCTGACCCTGATATTGAAACGCTTTCAACGCCGCCATCTGCAAGCATTTCGCGTACATTTGCACTGTCTTTATTTGTTACATCAACAGTTTCTTGGTTCATGCTGATTGATGTTGAGCGCAAGCCTCCTATTGTTGTGTATGTGTCAGAAGCCGCCGAGCCTGTCGGTGTTGCTCCAATCTTTAATAGTAGTAACGAACCTTTTTGAGCCGCCATGTTTATTCTCCTTAGTTATCAAACACAACAGCGCGAAACCTAATAACTCCGTGCCGTGTAATTCCGTCATTTTCCGCTAGCGTTGTTGAAAACTCCTGTCTAACATTCACTAGCGATGCACCTGTTACACTTATAGCAGTATTATGAAGTAAATCATAGACCGATTTCATAATCGTCTTAATTTCCCTCCTACCTCTGTATTGTGACCATATATGCATGGTTAAGGTATGTTCTATGCCATCAAGTGTTTTTGTTCCATTATTAGCAGATGTTTCTTCACCGATCTGCACATAAGGGTAATTGGATTGCTGTGGTACATCATCATATACAGGAATGTTTGCACCATCTAGGCCATCAACATTTCCATTCAGCTTTGTAAATATTGCTTTTTGAAGCTCCCAAGAATGAAAAGACATTTCAACCCCTCGCTTTCAAGCGCTTAAATAAAGCTTTAATTTTTGCTCTTTGTGACTCTAATGCTGGTTGCATAAATGGCCTTGGTTGCATTTTTCTTGTACCAAATTCTAAGTGAATGCTATAATCAGCACGACTTTCAACGTCAGCGCCCATTCCATCATTATCCTTATCTAAGAATATATTACTTACTAAGAAGCCTGTATCAGTGTTTGGTGGCTGACCAGCGGCTGATGCTGTATGATTTCCATAAGTTCTACCGCCACCGCTACTAGATTGAATTGATCTTTTTGCCTCGTTCATAACTAAAAGGCCAGCTATTGAAATAGTGTCTCTAGTCTGCTTTGCATATTGACTATCTACATTGCTGTATCTTTTTTTACGTGCAACTTTTGTTCTTATCATATCGCAACGCCCTCAGTGCATAAAATCTTTTGATAACGATTACGCATATCAACATTAATTATTCCTGTGATATTGAATAATCTTTCTTGAGTAATACCATTATTTGTAAAGGCGTATTTAATTCTATGCTTTGCAGTAAGGCCATGGCGATAGCGAATTGTTATTTCATATTTAGTTGAGGCTTCTATTTGGTCGCCAAACTCTCTTTCACTACCTGATTTTGGCACAATTTGAGCATGAACATATGCGTCAGTTTTCCAAAGCGTAATTGCTCTACCTCCGCCGCCATCACTTGCTACGGTCATAGACTGTATTTCTATTTTATGACGCATAGCACCTATAGCCATCAGATAATTCCTGTCCTAAATGTTGTATCATATGGTGTAGAATTAAATCTAATTACCTTATAAGGGTCTAGTAAGCTTCTTATAACCTTTGGTGGTTGAATAGCTACTTCGCTGTCGCCTCTATGTTCGAATAAATAAGCTGTATATTGCAGAATTCCTAGCTTTATAGCCTCTGGAACATTATTCGGAGAAGTTCCATATCCAGCAGTGAAATTTATCTCAATACCATTAGAAACTCTAAGATCAGTGGGATAAGTGCCACCATCTCTTAATACTATCCTTGCTGGCTCAGAAAAGGTATCAACATAGTAATTTGTAGCGCTCCAAGTGCTTTGGACATCGCTATCATTATAATATTTTATACTCTCTACTGAAACTACTGGAGTTGCGGCTAATTCTATATGGTCAACATAGCTAAGAGATGAGTATCCAGTTCTCATGCCTTCCCATAGAATATCATCAATTTCTCTTGCTCCATCTAACATCATTTGGCATGTGCGGCTTATGAAAAATCTGCCTGTATAATTTTCAGCCCAATCTATTGCGGCTTGAAGATAGCTACGAACTTGGTTGTCATCAATATCTTCATCAAGGCTCAAGTGGTTACGAGCCTCAGTGCGGCTTACTGGTGTCACTGATGGACCTGCAATGATCTTTAATCCACTCATAAGCCTAACTCCGTTCTATGTATCTTTACGCTTTTTTGCGTTTTTTGGTGATTTACCGCCTACCCAAGCTTCATTTACATCAGGTGTAGATGGGTCATCGGCTTTTAATTTTCCTGATGCAGTTCTAGCTCTAACTGCTTTTGTTTCTGTTGGATTAGCGTTTCCGCCTATCTCATAAGCTACGCCCATATCCACGAAGCTTTTAAAAATTTCTTCTTGCCACTTACCTTGTGACTTATATTCTTTACCGATTTCGAATGTTGCTGTCTCCGCACCATCTTCCCTAGTAACTGCAATTTGTGATTTGCTCATGGTAATTTTCATTTGGGTACTCCCTTATTGAAAGTTGGGGGGCGTAAACCCCCCGACCATTATTATGATGTAGCGTGCTTTAGAACGCGCATTGCTTCCGCTAATACAACCTCACCACCAACACGGCGACGAGCGATATAACGCACGTTACCAACTGATGCTTGTGAGTATGGGTCACGTAGAACTGATAAAGCTACACGATCAACAACCATGTATCCGCGACGGAAATCTCCGAAGAATACTGATTTTGCACCAGAAGCCGCATCAGCAACATCAGGACACTCAAGATATGGTGAACCTAAGATTGTGTTTGGCAAGCCAGACTGACCAGAGAAACCAGTTTGGAAAATATACTGACCAGCAGTATCTTTCAACTTACGGATTATACCTAGCGTTGCACGATTCATTAAGAATGTAGCATTGTTTGCATAATCAGTTTTAAGGCCATGAACCAAATCCATTAGGTTATCTGTAGAGATAGCCGCCGAAGCCGCACCTGTAGCTGTGTGTGCTACTGTGTTGCCATTAGCAATACCTGTTGGTTTGTTTGTGCCATTACCAGCAATGAACGCCGCGCCTTCTGCTTTTGCAAACTGTTCAGCAAATTCTTGGTTCATTTCAGCTTCAAGATTGAAAACACTATCTTCAAGTAACTGACCAGAAATATCTACAAGAGCATACATTTCATGAGTTGGGATAGTATTCAAAGAAGTTGTGTAACCAGTTGTCTCTGCGCGAGTACCAGTTTCAGCAGTCCAAGCCGCCGCAAATGATGCAGTTTTGCTTGGAACTTCAATTTCTTTATTTGAAGTTTGACGAACACGAGCAACAGAACGTACAGGAGAAATCTCAGTAATTACCTTGATTAACTCGTCTACATACTCAGCTGGTGCTAAGTTACCAGCAGTAGCCGCAGTGCCAACAGTCAAAGCTTTCACTTCTTCTGGTGCCATATTCTGCTCACCTTTACGCATGAAGCTGTCCCAAGCCTTAACAGCCATGTCAACTTCTTTAGCTTCCATCATGTTTGCTGGACGCTTTAGCATAGTTTCGATTTCATTTAATTTTGCTTCGAAACCTTCCGCGTGCTTTTTTTGCTGTGTTAAAGACTGATTAATGTCTTCAAATTTGTCCATATCGGCTTCGATACGTGCAAGTTTAGCTTCAGTTTCGCCATCAGCAGAACCTTTAGATTCAATTTGTGCCAAACGATCATCATTTACTTTTTTAAATTCTTCAAAAGCACCTGACATCGCTTCTACGGCTGTTTTTACTTGATCTTCCATTTGGTAGACCCTTTCCGTTTAAGTTTTAAGGATGTTGGTAAGGCTAGTGATAGCCTCAAGGACTTTAGGCGTTTCCTCTTTTACAGCATCCCGCTGTTCAAGTGCCTTGGAAACGGCTGTTGCCGCCGCCTTTGCTTCATTGCGTGATAGGTTTCCTTCATCCCGAAGAAAAGTCTCCCATTCACGAACGGAGCGTTCTGTGCCTTTAACCTGTTGAACCCTTGCGCGTGGGTTCATTGGAAAAGTAACAGCAGAAATTTCCATCAAATCGACTGATTTAAGTCTGCGAGTTTTGCCTTTCTCGTCGTAATCGACATATTTAGGCTCTACACGGTATCCTATAGATAATCCATCAAGTGCGCCCATCTTCATAAGCTCATGCACCTCACGGCCTCTCTGAGTACCCATAGCGAGCCGACCCTTGACCTTTAAGCCACGATCATCTTCGATTATTTCATCGAATACGCCAATAGGCTCGTCTGATTTGTGTTGATATAATAATTTAACGGCCTTTGCGCCTTTGCGTCCGATTGATTTAGCAAACGCACCCTTTTCAATAACATCGCCACCTAAGTCTTTATTACCGAAAATAGACCCATATCCAGAAAATTCACCTTCATTTTCTTCGTTATCTTGTGCCTTAATTTCAAAAGATACATCAACGCGACCATCTTCGAACTTAGTTTCAAGACCAGAGGGTGTTATCTCTTGGTCAATTTGGTTTGCGTCATCCATACTCTGACCTCTTACTTTCATTTAAACTTATATATCATCTGATATTTTCGTTTATTATTTAAATAGTTTTAAATCACACTGACTAAAACTTAGAAACATATATAGCACAAGTATAGAGTATTTTAAATCGTTTGTTAATCCCTTTCATCAAGGACACTATCTTCTGGTGTTATATATAATAAAACGCATCTACAGTTTATCACATTTGCCGCGCCACCTCTTGGGTCAGCTGGCCTAGACATTAATCTAGTTCCAAAATCACTAGGAACTTCAAAGTCATCGTCCATAGGTACTATTTTTCCATTCATCTGCGCATGATTACTTCTAGTTCTATCATCAGATACAGAAACCCATTGCTTTTGTAGATCAGGTAAATTTAAAGATTTTGCCACACTGTGATTAGCATAACTTGCGGCATTATGTGTTTCAGTTCTCGCTATGGTTGCTGATCTTAATTGTGTGTACTGCCCTCTGGTAGACTGATAAATTGCGTCTGCAACAAATGCCACGCCCATTGCTTCTGCATCTGCCATGAGCATTACTTCAACAAGTTTTTTTCTAGTTGTGTCCGATATTTTCTTAACAGCCATAAGGCCAAAAAGACGCATATAGTCTCTAATCAAAACCTCAAATTGGCTATCTTGCTTTTGGTTTCTTAACATTCTAAGCCCAAATTCTTCGATAACAGCTCGATAATGTGGCTCTAATATTTTTAGCAATCTACCTTCAATTAAATTCCCAGATAGCTCAATAGACCTACGCTCAGTATATTCACGCCTAGCTATATCACCAATTTTTGCAAATTCTGTCACTAAAAGTAGCGTTAGCTTACGTTCAAAAGATTGTCTTAATCTGTTTTGTTCAGCTATTTCACGTCTGGCATTGTACCTAGTGCCACCTAATTTCTTTACTTCATACTTTGCCATAGTCCACCTCTTTGTGTAGACTATAGCATTTTGTTATTTATATCACCATCAATTTATCAATATTTAAACCAGCTAGTACCATAAGTGCTGTAAATACTATTGCTATGAACCAATCATCCCTACTCATAATTCATCCTCTTCTTTATCACGCCCAAAATATCCTAGATTAAACCATTTCCCATTATCTGCTAGGGGAGTGATACCACCTTCTGGACCAGCTATATATCTATAATGACATCCTTTCATTTTAATTGGTGAGAATTGAAAATATCCTCTTTCACTACCAAGCCGTCTGATCATTCTAGTTGCGTGGTCAGCTATTTCTTGACCAGTATAATTTTCATCTGGTTCTTGAAGCTCAATCCATACATTCATTGTTGGTTTCATTTTATTGTCCTCTCAAATTTAAGTTGCCCTAGCCGTTATGGCTAGAGCTGTTTATTAAAAAAATGGCTCCCACCATTCACCATTTAATCTGCCAACATTAGTTGGCCGCTGTATTATAGTTTGCTTAATACCATCGCACTCACTATGTTCTTTGACCCTTGCTAGGCAGTCAATCAAAGTACCCTTTTTACCCCAACATTGTGTACCTTTGTAGATAACAATATTATTATTATTATCGCGGCAAATATTAACGTATTTTGTTCCTTGATAAACGTGCTGTACTGTCAGTTCGAAACGTTGACGCTCATTAACAATACCCACATAGTCAGATTTACTATCAGATTCTTTTGAACATGATTTAGTTTTTTCCAATCTCTTGTCCTCCTTTCATTAGTCTAATAATAACATTATAATCTATTTAACATTTAATGTCAATACCTAAAATTATACTTATTTTAACATTTATAAATAGTTTATATATTTTGTTAATGATAATATATATTTTGGGGCTTTACTTAACATTCGAATCATGCTATAATCTAATTATATTAGATTGAAAGGACACTAATATGGTTGATTTTATTTATAACGATGGCGGACGTATCGCATCAGGTCGCAGAGGCATAGCTGGTGATTGTGCAGTACGTGCAATGGCGATTGCTTTAGGGCTGGACTACGATGCTTGCTATAAAGAAATAGCACAGGCCAATAAAGATAATGGTCGCGCTAAGTCTGTTCGTCACGGCGTTATGAAAGACGTTTATGGCGCAGTTTTAAAGCGTCATGGGTGGGTTTGGCATTCAGCGCCAAAGTTTAAGCATGTTAAGGCTAGAGCCGAAGATATGCCTGATGGTGTTGTTATTGCCAGACAAGCAAGGCACTTTGTTGCTGTTGTTGATGGAGCTGTTCACGACATATGGAACTGCTCTCACAAAATGGTCTACGGTTACTGGGCTAAAGCTTAAAACCAAAAGCCCTAGCTGGTAACGGCTAGGGTTAATTTAATACGAGAGGATAAGAATATGAGAAGTATAACCACACATTTTGAATATGCTTTTAGGTATGGAATTCAGAATAAAAAGAGCTGGCATTTAGGTAAGCCAGTTGAAACAAGGCTTAATTTTATCATTTGGAAATACATGTATATAGATAATCCATGTGGATTTACTTCTGAACAGGTTAATTTGGCAATAAAACAAAACCTTGAAAGAAGCATTGGTAAATTTAAAGGTAAATGTATTGAGCAAGTCGAATTGCATTACCTTGGCAAAGATATACAAGAAGACCTAGATGCAAGAGGTGAGACTTTTGATGATTTTTTGAATTGGGGTTTATTATGACATATAAAAAAGATTCAGTAATAAATTTCAAATGCTTTGAAATAAGCAGAGTGCCATCCCTTAGAGAGAAAGGTTATGGTATTTTAAAGCATACAATTATAGCTCATTACGTGCATCACGATGTTAATCGCAGTAGGTACATTTTCTTTCGTAAGGTTAATGAATGTAGGGGATTTGACAAAATTGTAGCTTCACTTTCTTTTAAAGACTACACCGTAAAGATTTAGTAATATGCAAACCAAAAAGAATTCCGCTTTAGAGGCAGTAACTAACATAATCATAGGGTATCTTATAAGCGTTACCTCTAACTGGTTAATACTGCCTTTATTTGGCTACAATGTAACCTTATTAGATAGTTTTGGCATAGGTTTAGCATTTACATTCGTTAGCTTAATAAGAAGTTATTTGTTGCGCCGCATTTTCAATAAATATGATGCCTAATATAGAAAAAACAATCGTAAGAGAAGCAAAGTTACAAGACGTTAAATATGTTATAAGTCTCAGTAAAAAAGAGAGCCTTAGTTTAGGGTTCATTCCTAAAATGGCGTATGAGGCGGCTATCACTGGAATTAAAACTGGTAAAAGATGGTCGCCTGTTTGCAATGACAAATTATTTGTATGCACTGTAAATGATGATCTTGTTGGATTTTGTCTGGCCAGTTTTGGTAAAAGAAACGCTATATATAGAAAAGGAAAGATTGCACAGATATGTCTTCAAGAAGATGCTAGAAAGTTTGAGCGAGGACGGTTGTTATTAAATAGTGTTGTCCAATGGGGTTTATCTATAGGAACATTATCGTTTGATGCTGGTTGCGCTGATGATTTAGAAAGTAACTTTTTCTGGCAAGCTATGGGCTGGGAGATGGCAAGCACTAGATTAGGTATAGGCCATAAAAATACTTGGGTGCAAACCAGTAAAAGAAAAATTAATATATATAATTATGACCCCAACTGGTTAGTTGGCCTTATGAGGTCACAAAAATAACAATATTTTTATTCTTTAGTGCTAAGTGGATGGTCTTTAGGCAGTAAATCAGTGTCATATTTTCCACTCTTAAAGCGCCCTGTTCTTACTGCGCTTAAAAACCCATTAACTCTAGCATAAGCCCACTGGTCGGCACTACTGACGCTTGGGCGTACACTTTGTGGGTTGTTTTGATATGCTCCAACTCCACGTCTAAATACAGCCTCTAACATTCCTTGAGTTACACGCTTTCCTTTTTTATCACCATGATTTTCATTATGATCTTTTACTTTCTCAGCAAGTCCTTTTTTTACAGCTTCACTAATTTTAGCTTTTACATCCATAATGTCTTCGTTTGTAAAAGATTTTTCTAAATCATAATACTTTTCACGTTCCTTATCTAGCTGTGTTACTTTTCGATTTGCCCATGACTGACCTTCATCACCGCCCCAACCGAGCCAAGCTATTAGTCCAGCACTTGGGTATCCATCTTCACCACGCCTAAATCCTTGAGCTTGTTTATCAACCTCGTGTCTAGCAAAAAAAGACTTCATTCTTCTTACTGTTCTAGGTGATAGTCTTTCTCTAGCTATAAGCTGATTTGCCCTTGCAACCCCAACAGATGTCATGCCTCTTTTATGTTCTTTTCGTAAATCTAATGCGCGTTTACCATTAATTGCCATAGCTTCTGTTGGCTTTGTATCTATATCGCTTTCAGCCTTATCTTCACTATCCTTTAAATCTTCGCCTGTAGCTTCCACATATGATGAATGAGTATTACATGGCATATAAATCGTTTCGCCGTTTTCAGTGTGGCTATGAGAGCCTACACAGCCGATCTCATTAGCCCTTTCGATTGCTTCGTCTTCTGTTGTGAAAACATCTTTTCTAATTTCAGATTTTTCCCCATATGCTGATTTAGAGTCATCTTCTGCATCACTACCACTAGCTGGAGGGATAATAGGGCTACCCAGTGGGAAAAGATTTGCGGCAATAAATACATCATCACCACCCTCAATAGGTGTTAATCCTAATCTATCTCTAG